TTAAAAATAAGTAAGCAGCCTGAATAAATTGACCACATTCACCTGGCCGTATCCCCATATGTTATTCGGATAGGTGAATGAGCTGGTCCGGGTCGCCGCTCTTACCATCAGCCGGTCAACAGAAATTCCATTCATTGTGCTATAATTTCCTCTCACGATGGACCACTCAAAGACCATGGAAATAATGCCGGCTGTATGGGCGGCGGCAGCCCCTGTTCCTGTCACAGAACCATACCCGCCTCCGGGGACCGCACAAGTAAGCTGGTAACCTGGAGCTGCAATATCCGGTTTGATAAAGCCCGTTCTTGTATAACCCCTGCTTGATTCACCAAGAATTGAGTTATTCATCTGATTATAGGCAGTCACAGTCAGCTGGCGAATGCCGTTTCCAGGTGAAGTGATAGTGGTATCCGGTGAGTAATTAAGAAAATAGGTCTGGTCAGATATGAGACCGTTCGAAGGAAGCCATGAATGAAAGGTCAAGGGCTCATTTTCAACGCTTCTGATCCGTATACGCCAGATTCCGGGTATCGTATTCTGAAAACGCACCAGGATCATCTGGTCTCCGGTTTCCTCTTCAAATACATAATTATTGACATAAATGGTAGTAGGGGAGAACACAAAGTTGAATATACTGCAACCACCAATCGTAGGATAAATCTGTTGTGTTGATTCTCTGTTTGGTGAGGATATGTCAATGGAAACCCTTCCTAGAGAATGTGACCAGATTTCCATAGCAAATGTTTTATCTTCTTCCCCTATTCTTAATTCGAAGTCATTGTAAAAAGGTTCCAGCGGGGTGAAGTTATAATAATGCCTGCGGCCGTTTCCCTCGTTACCGGCGGAAACGGATATGCCGATACCGGTCTGCAATACCAGGTCATTTAGGTAACCGCTTAGGGCGCCTAACCCATTATGACCTCCCTGATTACTTCCAACGGCGAAGCATGTGACTACAGGGCGGTTAAACCTTTCCTGAATGATAAGGGAATAACGAAAACCAAGCATAAGATCAGATTCTTGAAAACATAAAGCATCTTCGGGTACAAAATAAAAGTTCTTTAGATTTTGTTTTGCTTCCTTCAGTTTTACGATCACCAGATCAGATTGTGGGACTACTCCGCTAAAGGCTTCCAGTGCATTGGGAGTACCGGCAATAACGCTTGCAATGGCCGTTCCGTGCCCGTTGGTATCTGTGGATGGTACAATGGACAAAGGGTCTTCAGAATTTAACGCGGTATTGATTGTCTCCCGGCTGTATTCCGTACCAAAGGTAAACGTATCGGGAGGAGTACCCTCTTGCTGAGTCTGATCCCATATGGTAAGGATACGGGTTGAACCATCGCTGTTGCGGAAAGCGGGATGCTGGTAATCAACACCGGTATCAATGACCACTACAACTACGCCCTGTCCGAACAGGGCTAAGGACGGAATCCGCTGTATCTCTCCAATACCACTTCGTTCAAGACTGACTGTAGAATTGAGGGTATATAGTGACGGAAAGGTGTGTGCGGGGAAATCTGACAAATCACAGATATCTATATCTTCCGTCGGAATATGCAGCAAGGAATGCCGGTTGTTTAAATAAGTAATGTAATCATCACTGGGAAATAAAACCACTGGGTTAGTCATAATTAAATCAAAATAATTGTTATCCAAAATTTTTTTCATAGTTAAGTCTCCTCGCTATCACTGAAAGTAGTAATCATACAATAGACAGAATGAGGTCGGCTGCCTAAAATTTGGATGTCCCAGCAACGAACTAAGTGATATACTTGTTAATTAATATGTCAGAAGAAGAAATAATATGAGGGCTAGACCCCTTGTCCACCAGTTCCGGCCTCAGCCGGTCCCCTCTTTATGTAAATAAGCTGCCTTCAGTACCGGCAAGACCATTATTGCAATTTACTTAGAAATAGCTTTAGCCTCTTCAGATGTTGTATCTTTGCAGTAATCGTCATGAAAAATAAAATAGGTAGGAATCTATATGGGAGTTTTTGGAGCATAATAGGGGCAAAATACACCCTGTTGCTTACATGGCTTGGTATTCACCTTGACATGCTCTTAGATCTCAGCTTTTTAAATTTGAGGATAAATATGGAATTATTTATGTGGCAGATATTAAGATAAAGTGTACGGACAACAAATGCTATGATGTTATGAATATGTAAGATTAGCATATAATTGAATTAATAAGATCATTTGAGGGAACCATGATCATACACGTTGTCCAACCAGACGAAACCTTAAAATCAATAGCAGAATATTACAATATCCCTGTTGACAGATTAATATTGGAAAACGGAATTACAAACCCTGAAAATTTAGCAATAGGCCAATCAATTGTGATTGTTCAACCTGAAGTACTTTATACTGTCCAGGCCGGTGACACTTTAGAGAGTATTGCGGAGCAGCATGGTATTACGACAATGGAATTATTAAGAAATAATCCCTATCTTTCCGATAGAGAAATTTTGTACGTCGGCGAATCCATAGTTATAAGCTATCAAACGGATAAATCAAAAACAATTGCCACCAGTGGTTATATCTTTCCTTATGTAGATAAATCTGTTTTAATAAAAACACTTCCTTTTTTAACTTATCTGTCCATATTTAACTATAGAGCTACAAGTGAAGGTGAAATAATAACCCGTGCTGATGACACTGAATTTATTCAACTTGCTAAAACTTATGGCGCTGCACCAATGATGTTTGTTTCCACTATTACGGAAGAAGGAATAGTCAGCCGTGAAGTGACGAATATTATTTTAAATAATCCTACTGTGCAGGATCGCCTGATTAATAATGCTCTTCAAATATTGAAAAAGAAAGGCTTTTACGGTATAAACATATATGCCGAAACCATCACCAATGAGAATATAAATAGCTTTGCAGAATTTTTGGAAAAAGCTGCTTCAATATTTCATTCAGAAGGTTTCAGGGTAGTAATTACTATAACACCGATTACGAATATTGATACCCCAAATGTTAGCATTGTAAAAATAGACTATTCTAAATTAGCTGAATTTGTGGATGGAATCATGTTTTCTTCTTATGAATGGGCAAGGACTTACAGCTATCCAAATGCAATTCACCCGATTAATGTCATAAGAGAATTGTTAAATTATGTAGCTAGTATTATTCCCCCTGAAAAAATTTTTCTAGGAATCACCACTTTGGGTTACGATTGGACGCTTCCTTATGTTCCTGGTGCCACGGAGGCCACTGTAATATCTAATAATAGTGCGGTACAACTTGCAGCAGATAAAGGTATACCAATACAATTCAATGATGCAGCACAAGCTCCTTATTTCTACTATATGGATATTGATGGGATTCTGCATGTAGTATGGTTTAAAGATGCAAGAAGCTTTGATGCACGGGCAGCGCTGGCAGGAGAATATAATCTCCAGGGTTTATCTCTTTGGACTGTTATGAGATTCGATGCCCAATTGTGGTTTATTATTAATACTCAATATTACATACAGAAGCTTTAAATGTCCATATAGACAGTTTGCAAAAAACGTTAAAAAGCGGGCCCGGAATACCGGATACCCGCCTACACTTTTAAAATGCTCCCGGTCCCTGTACGCCATGCTGATCTGATACATACAAGGCACATTCCAACGGGTGCCCGGCTCTTGGTTCAAAATAGAAATCCTGGCCATCAATCACCTGCCAATCGGTAACTGCGTATCCATTCTGGTTGAAATAGTACTTATGGCCGTTGATGATCTGCCAGCACGACTTATAATAGGCAGTCTTGGAATTTGCAAACCACCAGCCATTTTTATCATGATTCCACCCTAGGGTATACTCCTTCTGAATGCCATAATACTCTGCTATGGTATCAGCTTCTGCCTTGGCCATGCGGTCAAGGTTTGCATCATTTAATAGCCAGGCCGTCACCGCCGCATTGGTGTGGAAGGAGTGTTCCAAGATAAGCGCAGGAGTGCCTACTGCGGAAGCACCTCGCAGTACCCCATAGTAATCCCCGTTATTACCCGCCCTGTGCTCGATCCTGGCAGCCTGTTTGGTCTGCATGGTAACTTGTACCGATTTTACCAAAGTAAGGCCTATATCGTCCGCTCTGCCGTTGATAGCACAATAAGATACCGGATAGTCAACGTTATTATTCAATCCGGAGCCTGTGGCATTACTGTGCAAAGAAATGAATAGATTACACCCGGCTGATGCAGTCCCTCTATCATAGAGTGCCCGATCTGTTGCCTGATCTGCACGGGTAGTAATTACCTGTATGCCGTACTCCTCTAAATATCTTTTAAGCATCAAGTGAAGTTTCCATACCATGTCTGATTCGTAATATCGCCCATCAGCAGGGCTTTTATTGTATTTTCCATAATGACCAGCATCTAAACAGATTTTCATATATTCACCTTATCCTTTCAAATAGAAAAGGCCCAGGATTATCCCAGGCCTAAAAGTTGTGATGTTACAACCGAAAATTCATTATTCTATTTTTTCAGTCTGCTTAATGATCTGGTTTACATATGTACTCAGACCTGCAACCAGAACTCCCTGTGTAATGGCCGTAAATACCGCCATGGCAATATCCTGGCCTGTCTGGCAGGCACTGGTAGCTAAGACATATACGCCACACAGAACGATTCCTACAGCTCCATTTACCAGCGGAATGTACTTGTCCTTGACCGTCTGGCTCTGCTTAAGGCCCATTCCCAGAAAGTACAGCACCACAGCTACAATAATAAGTTCCGGTTTTACATAGTTCATAATCTGTTCCATAATTTTAATCCTCTCTTTCTGCCGGTTCTTCCGGCATTAACATTAATTTATCCTTCAGCCCCGTTGCAACATCGTTTCCACCCAAGTCATGATAGGCATCATACATGCGCTTAACATTTTCCTTTGCATAGATGGGACAAAACCCTTTATCCTGATAATGGTTATAGACTCCTATGATCCTGTCCCGGAGCAGCGCCTGCATACCGTCATGCAAAGCCTTATTCTTTTTGCTTTCATCGTTAATCTTCTTGGATAGTTTTCTATAGCCAAAACCCAAAAGAGCAGAGGCAATTACAAATAGCCACTCCACCCATCTCATGTCCACATACTGTATGATTTCTTTCAATGGACGTTACCTCACTCTTTCTTAGTTTTCTTCCAGCCACTTCTGGGTTCTCGCCATCCAGTACTCCGGTACCTGTTCAATGGTCATAATTTCATTTCTAATTCTTTTCCCGTAGAATTCACCCATTACACTGTTCCCCCTTCTGCCAACTTACCAACAACCTCTCCCATGTCTGCAATAGCTCCATCCTGAGTCTCCTGCCCCTCTTGCAATGCCTGCTGACCCGCTTGCAGATCTTTAACCGCCTTTGCCATCATATCAACGTCTGTGACGTTAAAAGTGACGTCCAGTCCGGCTAAGGTACCATCATCAGCCCGGAGTGGAGTAACCGTCTGCGTCAGGCACTCCTTGTTTACCGGATTCGCACATACAAGGCCCTCACTAGTTTGTACCTGGTAGGCACTTAAATTGTCCGGGGTGAGCATTGCCAGCGTTGTGAGATACTCCTGAGGATCTGTGAAACACTTCCGGAAGCTGCCGCCATTGCTACTCTCCTCGATTTCGATTATAGTTCCACCTTTTAATTTGATTCTGTCCATGATATAGACTCCTTTCTGTGTGAAAAATAGTTTTTTATATATATAAAAAGAGCCTTTCGGCTCTGGATTTTCGATTTTTATGAAGTTGACTAAATTAAATACAGATAAAGCAAATAAAAATAGTGTACATGATTTATATGGCATTAATGCCGATGGGCATTCATTGCTCCAATGGGCAGTAGAGCAGCCAAAAAGGTTATCTATCTGGCAAATTGAAAATAAAACTGTGGCGGACTTTCCAGATAATGATACGGAGTGGTGTGCTTTAAACTTTCAAGATGAAACCGGGGTAAGGGGGATTGTGGTGGCATTCGGTTATACCTCCGGGGCTGCTTCGGTAAAATATCGTTGTTATTTTGAAAATAAATGGTACGGTAATTGGAAAAACATTGTATAACTGTTCGTTTTACCGTGAAAGAGGTACTACACACATTAATTCAAAAACTTCCCCCGAGGGGATAGTTTCATTGGTTCGGTTATACAAATTTATGTAACCGCCACCATCAATCCAGCCGCTCATTAGGTGATTACCATTTATTCGTGCAAATGATCATTTATACCCAATTTGACCATGTCCCACTATCACAATATCGTGTTTTTATATTGTTGTTCCGATAACCGAAAGCAAGCTGTTTTTTATTTTGTGTATTGTATATCAGAGTCATGATATACCACAAACCACTATCAGGATAGTTACTGCCTGATCCAAGGGTCATAAAAGCCTCAAAATCATTTGCATTAGAAGAACCGCCTTGGTATGAAACAGTACCCTTTACTCGAATATCTAAGTTATCAAAATCTGTATTTAATTGAGCGTACAAGTCATATAGTGTCTTTCCATATCTGGCATCAAGGGCAAATCCGGATGCTGTGGTCTGACCGTTATTAACCAGCTTGCTGAGAGTAAGCAGGGTATCTTTCATAGTGATAAAATCTTGGATGAATTTTCTAACTTTGCCTAGAAAAGTTTTGCTGCTCTCTCCTGCACTAGGTACCGGAAAGTCTACTGCTATGGTGTCCACGGTTTTTACCGTAGTGTTGGAAATATCTCCACCGGAGGAATTGGCTTTCTTGGCTATTTCCGTATCAAGAGTTTCAAAATTATCTGTTATGTCGGTTATATTAATCGGATCCCCACCCTCTGGGATATTCATTTCAAGGTTTTGTGTTTTTTTCATATTTCAATCATGCCTCCTTTAAAGTTCTAACGCTGTCCCAGGTATGGCCTGTTAAGCTGCCCCAGCTTCGATTTATCAACTCATTCCATACGGTGTACCGGTATTCAAACGAATAGGAAAGATGAGCTGGTTTTATATCCTCTAGCATAGACACAAAAGCGTTCATATTCCGTGGAATCCCTTTGATCCCGATAAACCGCACTATAAAATGATAGTTCGGATTATCCTCAATCACTTCGATCTCACCGCCTGAAAATGTCTCCGCCGTCTCCTTTATCATCTGAGCCGTTGTAGTCCCCTGGCCCCGAAGCTTTGCCATGAGGATCTCCCTGCGCTGCTCATAGGATAGGGCCATATTAGTTACCAGCCCATAGACTTCCTCCCAGCGGGTCAGTCCCCAGGTTGCAGTTGAGATAAAGCATTGATCCAGCAGTTCAGAAAGTTCATGCTCTAACAATCCCACCGCATAGCCTTCTGTTTCATAAATGGCTTTCAGCTCCCGGATCTCCGCCAAGAAGGGAGGGGCATAGCGCGCAAGATCCACATAGTAGTCTTTCTGCTCCTCGTCGGTGCTTTTCTCCTGGGCGTACTGGATCAGGCCATATTTATTTATTCCATACATGGCTTACACCCCTTTCAGGTCGTCCCAAGTCAGACCGGTCTTTTTCAAGTATGCGCTGTCATGGTTGTGATTTTTGGCAGCTGCGTCCGTGATCCCGTATCCGGCCAGTGTGGTGGGATTGGTCCCTGCTGTCACATGGCCCTGAGCATTTACCGTCACTGATTTATAAGTTCCCGCCGACACGCCGCTGTTCGGATGTGTATAGCCCGGCCCCACCTCAGCAGCCGTTACATATCCCGCATCATTTTCAAACTCTGACACCTTAGTAGACATGTCGGATATCTGTGACTTGGTATGGGTATGTGCTGCAGGGGCGAAACTGGTCGGCTTTCCGGAGATCTCACTCCAAGCATAACCTGGTTTAGTAGATGCTTTCGCCCAAGCCGATACATCGGAAGCTGGCAGGGATGTTGGCTTATTTTTAATAAAGGCGTCTGAGGTCGTATCCGTTACATTCCAATCTGCTTGTACGTTCACCTCAGCGCCAGGGGCGATACCGTCCAGCTTATTCTTTTCAGGGCTCGTATAGTCATTTGTAGAAAGCCCCTTTCCAGGTTCCGTATCCACCTTGTCAGAGACCCGATTCCAGGCTGTACGCTCTTCGGCTGTTATGTGCTTAACAGCGTCAGAAATATGAGTAAAAGCCGCGTTCCAATTTGCAACCAATGTAGAAGTTATCCCGTCAAGAACAGATTTGTTAGAATGGGTATGCTTCTTGCTGTTGGCATCATTCCAATTGGTTCGCTCAGTATCTGTGACATGCCTCACCGCATCAGAAATATGTGCAAATGCTGCGTTCCAGTTATCCATTAGTGCCTGGGTAATCGTATCCAGTACACCCTTGTTCCCATGTTCATGCCTTTTGTCATAAGACTCATTCCAGCGGGTCAGTAGCGTTTCCGTGACCTTATCAATGGTCGTTTTGTTTGCGTGAGTATGCTTTTTATTGTTAGCATCATCATAGAGCGTTTTATCCTCTTTTGAGAGAAGTCCATCCACACTTTGAGTTGCCTTTGGAATCGCATTGGCCGATATAACCACCCATTCCGTGCCGCTATAGCGGTAAGTATAATCTGTATCCTTTACATTGACCGTCCACCCGTCCTGCGGATTTGGATAGGTTACTGCAATGTCTGCATAGGTATTGACTGTCTCTTTCCAGTCTATGGCATTTTCCAGCGCGGCAAGTTTATTGTCCACCTCATTCCTGGTATATTTGTCATCCCAGTTGGGCTTGTTGCTCTGAATGGTACCCTTTATGGATTCCTCAGCAGCCAGAGCCCTAGTCTTTTCTATTGACACGCTCTCCGTGAGAACATTTTCGGCAGCCTTGGCTCTTGTTGTCTCCGTGGTGAGATTATCAGCATTGGCCTTTTCGGCAGTTTTTGCACGGGTAATTTCTGCGGTCAAGTTTCCGGAAAGGGTCTGCTCTGCCTCCTTGGCCCGGCTGATCTCTTCGGCCAAGCCACCAGCCATCACCTGCTCTGCGGATTTCGCCCTGGCAACCTCTTCCACCAGATCTGCAGCAATATTCTGTTCCGCCTCCCCGGCCCGGCTTATTTCTCCATTGATTGCTTCCTGTGTCCGGATCATTTCCTCCTGGAGCCGGTTTACATCCTCCGCCTCCACGGTATCCCCCTCGGCTTCATAACTGATATAGACTGTAGGTACATCGGCATAGACCCGTATAGTTCGCTTCCATGGAGTGAGGCTTGGCGTAGAAAGTACATAGGTCTGGATCCTCTCCCCGGTCAATTTGGGCCCAGTGTACACAGAAAGGGTAGAGGTATTAATGTTATCATGCTGCAGCGGGGCATCATACACTCCTCCTGTCAGCTCCACTTTTTCCTCAACCACATAAATATTTCCATCAATTTTATTCAGCTTCTCATAAAATCTACTGATCTCCACCTATATCACCTCCAAGGTAATAGTGCCAGGTACGGCGATTTCCTCATCCTGCAGCTCCTGATTTCTGGCTACCCCGTTGATCAGAAGATTCGAAAAATCCTCTACACCTGCCGTATTAAGTAGAAGATTCCCAATCTTTGCCAGACTGATGTAAGAAACGTCAAAGGCATTCTCCTGCAGATACTCTGTAAGAGCTTCTTCAAATAGATTCTGAACTGTACCAAGATTAAGTCCATTTTTCAGTTTGATTCCTGCTGATACATTAATTTCTTTTTCTCGTGCCGACACCACTGACACATTGGCTCCTATCGGGCGAACCCCTTCAATGTGAGCCGTAACCAGATTTACCAAATCGGCACTAGCTGCAGCCCGGTTAGAATCCGCAATAACTACCTTAACGGTACCAGGACCATCAGCCAGAGGAAATACCTTTGTGGCTCCTACTCCTTCGCATTCCATGGCCCAGTTGAAATAATCATACCGATTTCCTCCGGTAGATGGCTTTTGGAGCTTTGTAAGGATCCGTTCTCTCAAACTCTTATCCGTTTCCTCATCTTCCCCAGGCAGCATCAGTTTAGTCAACTCTGCCCTAGTCAATCCACTAATATAGTCAACAGGCACAAGAGAACCCAACTTACTATTTGGGGCCGTACCCGCAACTTCACACCGTAATTTGTATATACCTTCTCCTAGTCTTTCCACTACTGTATAGTTGAGCATATCCAGAGAAAATCGACTGCCGATGGGGATATCCATATTAAACTCGCCTTTCAATTCTGCATAAGTGGCCGCTTTCGGAGTGATCCTCCTCTCTTTCCCCAGACGGATCAGATATTCACGGTCCGCAGTATCCGCATAAGCTTCCTTCAATACCGTATCCAATTCAATATACATGATGGTAAGCTCCGCCGCAGCCGGGGCAATGGCCGTATAGATAATGGAACCTTCCCTTCTATCAAGTTCGGCTGGGACCCGGTTAAGAAGCCTCTTTAAAATAACTTCATAAGTTACATCCTCATACATACCTAAACACTCACCTCTTTCTCAGCGTTGATATCTCCTATGGAAGTATGAATGGTGAACTTTACAAGGAGTTTCCGGCCATATACTTCAAAAGAAAAAGCATCAACGCTTAGGATCCTGTCATCCTGCATCAATGCTTCTTTTATCCGCTTTTTTAGTTTAGACTTTACAAGACCCATGGACTGTCCGAATAAACGATCTAGTTCCACTCCGTAATTCCAGCTGAAGATAAGCCATTCAAACCTCTCTGTATTAAGTGCACAATACACGGCTTGCCGGATTGCCTCTAAACCATCTACCATTTCGGTAATTCGCTGATTCCCTATATCAACCTTGAAGGTTTTCAACGGTTGCTGGACGATTTTAAAATCTTGTTTTAAAATACTTCCTGATTCTGGGAGCATGTCGCACACTCCTTTCTACCACCGGTCGACAACTGCATACTGCTGTCCGCCTCGCTTTTGCAACATAAGAACTCTTTGGCCAGACCGTAAGCCGCCTTTAACCGTGACTGAAACTTCTCCCATTCCCGGAATGGACATCTGTTCTACATGATCCGTTAAATGCTCCGGTACGAGAATCTGATCGCCGGTGATGGTATTCTTCTGATCTATCTGCACTGATAAGGGAGAAACCTTCGTTACAGTGCCCGGAACAATGTCGCAGGGATCGCCTTCCTCCATGGCTTTCAAAACAATCCTTTTCATATTCTCTACCCAAGCTGCATCAGCCATTTATCACAACTCCTCTCAGTGTTAAATCCATGGTGTGAATCCCCTCATCAATCTTATGGATAACAGATTCTACCAGCAAATAGTTTTTTAGCTCCATTTCTTTTATATCTAAAAATACCGGAATCAGGCAGCCAGCTCTTACCCTTATATCTCCAAAGGCCCCTTTGATGCTTAAGCTTCTGGAAGGACGATTGTAAAGGCTTAAATATCTCTCAGCCACGGCCTGACCGTTTACGCCTTTCTCAATGGATTCATCCTTTTGAAGGATCCCCCATTTGTTGATTGTTCCGGTATCTTTTACCATGTAGATATCCCGTTTCTTTGTTTCGTTGTTGTCATAATAGACCTTGATCTGGTTATAGGTATCGCTGTCAATGCTGATTTTATAATCATAGTCCTGGGCTGTACTGCCATCAATCATAATGTTCAGCTTCATATTTTCCACGTCGTTTAGAGCCAGCTTCCCTGCATCGTCATACAGCACATACATCTTTCCGGTATGGATCAAGGTCAAATCTAGAGAATCCAAAATAATATCAAACAGGGTTTTATCCTGCCTGTTCCTGGACAACTTATGACCGGTTTCAATGAGCGTGCCAGTCTGTAATTTATAATCCCGGGCAATCATAAGAATCACTTCCCCGGTAGACAGATTGGAATAATTATAGCTATCTGTATTCTTTAAATACCGGAGCTGATCATAAGCTGTAACTTTCATTTGTCCGTCACTGTTCCAGCTCCTTTCAAAGATAAACCCAAAGAAAACTGTCTTTCCAGCAACATCAAAACGTATTGCATTCCCTTCCTCAATCTTTAGTTTATCGTCCGGAATGATTGTGAAAGAGCATTTCCCCGGATGACCCTTACGCTGCGTCTCCCAAGTGATGCTCCCTTGAACTACCGGCTCATAAACTGTCTGGTTGTTCTGTATATATAAATGTACTTTCAAATCATCACGCCTCCTATCTAGGGCATAGTAAATACTTGTCCGGGATAAATCACATTAGGATTGCTGATTTTGTCTTTATTGAGATTGTATATCTCCTGCCAGCGGCTTCCGTTTCCCAACTGTTTCTTTGCGATTGCCCAAAGGCAGTCACCTTTCGCAACGGTATAGGTCTTTGCTGCAGGTGGTGTTCCCTGGCGCTCCGGTTCAGATTCCGAAGTGGTAGGGACTTCCTGATCTTCTACGATCACAAAGTTCATGATTTTAGTTCCATAGCTTATATACTCTTTCATGGAAAGGGAAACAATGAGGTCTAATCCTTCCTTTGCATCATCAGATACCTTGTAATCTTCCAAAGTTACATCCATATTGGTATCAAAAAAGCTGTTATTCCCCGGCCCGTCCCGGATCACAATAAATTCAAAGGTAGTCCCATCTTCTTTAAGTTCTTTCAGCCTCTCCAGAAAATCTTCCGCATTTTCAAAACTTCCATCCCATACCGCAAAAGGATAGTCCATCTGAGGAATCACCACATCAAGGCTAATCTCTGCAAGTCCTGGGGGGCGAATCATATTGATCTCTTCCCCATTGATTAGTGTAGCTGTTTTATTCTGGCCACTGTATTTAATCGGAATCTTCTCCGGAGGCAACGGAAGGAGCATATCATCAATGTAAACCTCATAAGCCACTATAAATGCCCTCCCTCCGCTGCTGTCGACAGGATCTCATCCGTCAGATTATTTAACATGCCATTCATCTGGTCAAAGTCTGTTTCTGTCTTCAGGGTATTGTTATTGGTTAGGTCAATCTTAAGCTCTGCCAGAGTAAAACGATTAATAACTTCCTGCTCTGCAGCATCGCGCATATACTTAATCTCTTCATCTAAAGCATCCATGTTGTCTGCCATACGCGCTGTGTTATCGGCGGTTTTCCCTGTATTGCCGACTACATCAGAATTATAAGCTCCTGCGGCACCATCACCCTCCGCCGCACGTCTAGCAGCATCGGCCTTAGCCCCCTCAATTCCTGCCTGTCTTTGCATCCTTGCATCATCGGCTGCCCTTACTGCTCTGTCATAATCCACCTTCCAATCTGACTTGGCCTTCGTTACCGCATCCCCTTTTCTGGCAAGTTCGGCTGCTCTCTCCTGCTGTTTCATCTGCTCCTCAATCCCGGCTCCTGCAGCAAACTCTACATGACCAAGCAGATCAATGGAAATACCTGGGATTTTATTTGCCATTCCAATCAGTTTATTGATCCGGTCTATTGCCCCATTTACCAGATCCTGCAAAATTGTAAGCGCCTTTACTTTTAAGTTTCCAAGAGTGTTTTGAACTTTTACCCGGAACGAATCAAAAGCAAAAGATGCATCAAGCAAACCGCCTTTAATCAAGATCCAGGCAGCCATAAAGCCAAGTTTTAACCTATCAGCCTGCGTCAATACGGCATTAACACAGATTAACCAAGCCACCCTGATTCCGCCCACAGACTGCACCCATCTGTATATCTGTGCAACAACGGCAGCAATGATTAAAACGATGTATGTCAACGGATTGGACATTAATGTAGTGAAGAACGCTGCGGCCGCCCCAGTTGCAATCCACGAGGCAGCTGCCTGTATTCCAAGAGCCAAGGCCAAGAATAGCGCTCCTGTAGCCACCCCATAGAACACAGGAGCTATGGCAGACCAATGATCATTAATAAAAGTCGCGCCCTGCCCAATTGCCTGTATCACGGGAAAAAATGCTTGCAGCAGTGTGGTTTGTATGCTCGTCATCACCTGACTGAATGTCATCGGCATGGAATTGAATTTCTCATTCGTTTCATCCGCCATGTTAAGAAGGGATGACTTTACAACCTGCGCTGAGACTGCCCCTTTTTCGGCGTATTGCTTAATGGAACCTTCTGCCCAACCCATATTCTTTTCTATGGTTCTGGCAATCCCCGGAGCGGCATCAAGGATAGAATTTAACTCCTCGCCTCTTAGTGCACCGGCAGCCATTGCCTGGGATAACTGCACCATGGCATTGGATTGTTCCTGTGCGGTCGCTCCGCCGATTACAAACTGCTTATTTACCTGCTCCATGAAGGCGATTAATTCTTTATTACTGCTAAAAGCATTTCCTGCATTTAACCCCATCTTAGCAATGGCACCGGCTGTGTCCATGTAAGGTGCCCTTGCTCTCTGTGCAGAGGCAAATATCATCTGGTTTAGCTGTTCCGTACTCTGAAGGCCATCATTCATCAGATTCAGTCTTGCCGTCGTCTGAGTTACGCTGTCGGACAAAGCTATAACCTTCTGCGCACTGAAAGCAATTCCTGCACCAGCAGCTACTCCTTTTAACTTCGACCATAACCCAGAAGCTGCGCTGGTTCCATCTCTGATAGAATTATTAAACTGGTTTTGTACGTTTAAATTATCCCGGATATTCCGCTCCGCAGAATCCATCACGGAGTTAAGCTGCTGATAGGCTGCATTGGCTGTACTGATATCCATCCGCCCCATAGCCTGGTTCAGTGCTTCCTGAACGGATACCGCCTGGCTAAGCTTTCCTCGAAGGGATTCCAGTTCATTGTTTGTTTGATCCGTCCTTAAATTTACCGGTATGCTGTTAAGCTGCTGGATTCGCTGTGACAATGCCTGCATCCGGTTTTCGGTGGCCGCCACGTCATTTAACATTCCGGGCGGCGTCACTCTCATGCTCCTGGCCTGTGCGGATATGGCCTTCTGGCTTTCATATAGCTGCCTTGCCATCTGATCGGCGGCTTGGTACTCCGCCTGAAAACGATCAGCACCAGAGTTCATAAAAACAGCCGATGCCGCCGTGCTTTTCCAGGCCGGTTCCTGAGGGGCAGGAGATGGAGTGGCTGCGACTCTTTCCACCTCTTCCCGATACCTGGCCATTTCAGCCGATGCTTCTGCGATTCCCTGCTTTGCCGCATCTATGGAAGCAGCATTAAGTCCTGCATCAGTCACCGTCTGCGCCTGCTCAAAGGTTGAGAGCATAATGGACATGGATGAAGTGATGTTATTTAATACTCCTGACATCCGGTCCTGTAACTGAATAGAAGTTTGTAATCCTGCCATCTCTTTCCTTTCCAAAATAGGACATTTAAAAAGCACCTGGATTTCTCCGGATGCTTTAATCTTTATAGTTCGATTTTAACAGAACTTTCCTTACGGTATTTTGAATCAAATATCTTTTTAAAGCCTCTTGCTTTATTTAATTCTGCAGAAGCAATTTCAAAGCTTATATACTCCACCCGATCTTCTTTCGTGTAAGTAAATATTATATAGTAACTGAGCGTTCTTGTTTTCTTTGTCTTTGCTCTTCCGCCTACAATTGCACCTAGAGGGCCAAATAACAATGCACCACCTACAGCACCACCTACGCTTGAAACGGTTTGATTTTGTATCTCTACGTCCGTTTTTACATCAAAGCTGGTGATTTTATCAAAGCTTAAACTGAATTCATTGCCGCCTCCTACAAAAGAAAATCTATCCTGTTCAAAACCTATAAGACAGTCCGCATTTACTGCCAGTGGGAGTCCAGATACATGTTCCGACTTTATATGGTTCATCTGATATTGCTTTTTACCGCTCTGTTGACTATTTTTTATACTGCTCTCTAGTTCCTGCTTTTTCTTTTTTCCTGTTTTAGTTTTTATACCCAGAAAGATCAGTAACACACCTAACGCTAAAAGCACCAGAAATATAGTTAATGGGGGTGCATAATTCTTATCCCCTTGACTACCAGACATCCCTAAAAGTGCAATTAATGTAATAGGAATGCCAAAAGTAAAATAAATAACCTTTTTAACCATGATTATTTCCCCCTAATATGTAATGTCATGATTATATCATATTACCCTTCTAAGTTCTACCTTTTCCTCCTGGCCTTGGCAGCCTCTTTTTTATCGTTTTTTAGTTTCATCTGCACCGCTGCTATGACAACGGCCTTTTCATAACGGGGAAGCTCCAGGAACTCATGGGGCCACTTATGAAGTTTGTGGAGGCAATAGTAAGCGATATTTGCTTCCATATCGCCCCCTTCAATTAGTTTTTTGCTTCATCTACCAGGTCTTCCAGTTCGATATCAAAACCGTTTACCTCCTGGACCTTAGACAAGTACTCCCGATATTCTCCCGGTGTAAGCATCTTTTTAAGCAGAGCCTCTGCTCCCATTACCTGATAGGAATCCTGAAGCTCCTTGTTATTTAGATCAGGAAATACCGTGCAAGCTACTGCAAGCCTCCCCACATACTGATCATAGTCTGTTTCTGGCATGTAGGCTCCTTTTTTTCCAGGGATCGGCTTCCGCTTTGTGCATTCCTTTTTTATCAGCTCATCCTGCTCCGGAGTGATGCACTTGACCTCCCATTCCACCGGTTTCTTATCTTTATTCATAAATCTCTTTGACACCACAACCTTCACATTTTCTACGGTTATAGCGTTCTGACTTAAAAAACAACTTAAATCTCCCATATTTTCTTATCCTCTCTTTCCTCTACTGCATTCCTGAAAGGTTACTGAACTTCTCCGGCATTTCCCAGCTTTCAAAAGTGAAATCAAATTCATCTTCCAGATAATCTGCGTCTGCATCGAACTTAGCAATTGTCCCACCATCAAGGTTGCAGTCCTTTAAGATGATAGTCTGGCGTCCCACGCTGGAAGTTGGGTCTTCATTGGTTATCTGGATATCAAAATATATATCCTTGCCAGTTTCCTGAAACTGATATAAAAGCTCCCGGAATATACTGGTATTGTAATGAAACGTTGCGGAGCCACTTCCTTTAGATCCAACAGTTTTATTTCCCTTCATGGTTCTTCCTAAAATAGGGACTTCTGTTTTTGTCTTCTCGATCTTTGCTTCCAGGTTAAGAGCCTGCATAAAATTGTACCGGTTATTACCGATTGTGATATAACATTCTGCCTGAGCGGCACTGATGGCGTCCCAGGCATTCATGGTGTTCTGGTTCATAATCCTTCACTCCTTCCTATGAAACCACTACAGTCATATACAGCTGGCTCATACAGTTAATCGGTTCTACCGGGAAATTAACCACCACGGACCGTTTGCTGGAGCCCTTATCAACCGTGATTGCATCCGCCTTCACTGCTTCAATGGCTCGGAGCGTGGTAAGCTGTTTTCCATAGGTAACGATATCATTCCAGAGACTTACCCGCCCTGCGGCGTCATTAGGAATCTTGCCTAGATAACGGGTATTGAACAGGGACGCTATATCGTTTCCGATCTGATCCAGGACGCGGATTGTCTGGTTACTGGAAAAATCCTCACCTTTCTCTTCTGTGTAGGTCACCAGGGTATTAATATCCATAAGCACTCGGATTTCACTCCCTACCTTATGGAATAAAAACCTTCCTGCCTGAATCCCCTCTTTGAGCTGAATCTGAGTGTAATCAGCCTTGATAGAATATTCTCCGTCATAGCTCTTATTCTCCGTGGTCTTATTGACAGCACAGGCAGCCTCTGCCCCAGTGGTCCAATAAACCAGCCCCGGCTCCAGCTCCTCCGTTTCATTCTCCACGGAAATGACTCCTTCATAATCTGCTTTCACATACCGGTATAAAACAGTCTGGAACTTGATCCCATTCTCGTCCCTCATCCGTTTGGTAAATGCCGCAAAGAGTGCCTTTACATTCTCGTCAACCGAGGGGCAGCAGAGAACCTGGAAAGAATAATTCTCCATTTTGGCAAGAAAAGCCGCATAGTCCTCACCTGTTACTGCTTCTCCGCTGGTTCCTCCGGTAAATGGCATTCCAGCCGTTTCTGCAAGTGTCGCAGTTTTCTTAAAGGTTATGTAGGAATTATCCTTTAAGCTACTGGCATCGGCTACTGTCTGAGCGTCAACTTCTTTTCCTGCAAAGAGGGTTTTTACATCAAACTTTGTTTCATCATCAATGTTCTTGGCTATCACAGTTTTCAGACTGTTTCCTCTGACACCGCCGTAAACAGCGGTACCGTAATCGTTAGCCGCTTTTGCGCCGGCATTCAGCCGGTAAAAGATTCCCTTTGTCAGATTTTTGAATAATTCTCTGACAGGAACCATGGCTGCATCATCATAAGAGTATCCGAAGATCTCCCTGCTCTTTTCCTGAAATTCTTCTGCCGTCACTTCAAATGCAGTCTTTTCTGGTCCCCAGTCAAGCACCATGGGAATAGCCGCAACTCCGCGTTCTCCCATAGCTGCCCCCGCAGAGGCGGCGCTTACAAAATTGATATAGGCACCTGGGAGCACCTTATTTTGTGCTGTAAAACTTCCTCCGCCTAACATACACTCACCTTTCCTTTCATAAATTTCTCAAGCAACTCGTCCGCTTCTGCCATCGTATAAGTCTTTCCGGGGTCCAAAAGGGCGCTGATCAGATCCTTTTTCCCGCAGTACCGTTTCGCACCAGCTAACTGTTCCTTTGTATAGCAAACGGCCATTTCCGGCGCTGTCTTTTTACTTGATTTTCCTGCCATAACTTCAATCCTTTCACTTTACTATGATGTTCTCCATTGGATCTTCCGTTTTACCAGTCCGCAGCCCAAACCGGTCATAATTAACAAAGAAGTTTAAAACTCCGTCCTTCGGTTCCCCGTTTCTCTTGGTTCCCCTCATCAGGGAGCCATCAGCCAAGGATATGTATTCCATGGATTCCATCAATACATCAAGAACTCGGTTCAGCTCCTTGGCCGGCTGCTCCATCTCTCCCGGCATATATTGGATATACATTCCTGTGCTACGGAAATACCGTTGACCAAGAAGAGATTTTTCGGATGGTTCTAAAAATCCAACAAAAAAACAGGGCTCTGTTAATCCCTGGTCTACTTTACTGGTATAGACGGTGGTTTCCGGAAAGAGAGAGTCAAGCTTTCTGGTTACCGCGTCCATGATGTCGTTATACATGAAATGCCCCCTTTAAATAATCGGATATCCTTTTCTCAATTATCTTAGGCGCCTGCTCTTCTAACTCCCGTTCTGAAATAGTCAGCATAAATTGGCCAGACACCCAGCCTTTATGATTGGCGGTCCGATGGCCATATTCTACATAAGAGGCATACTCAATAGGATTTATGATCTCAACAATATAGGTGTCTTCAAAATGATTGACCTTTAAGGAGTCCACGTATTGTGCTGCTCCTCTGGTCTTTAATTCTTCTGACCCTGATCCGCTCCCTTGTGCAGTCCATCCGCGCCTTAAATTTCCACTATCACTTGGAGTCCGCTTAATCACTTTGGCAAGCAGCCGGGCTGCTAAATATCTGGCACAATCTTCGCAAAACTTATCCCGGTCCTTATCAAGCTGTGCGATCCGTTTCTGAAGCTGTCTCACTTCTTTAAAGTCAAACTTTCCTCCAGACATTATGCTTTCTCCTTCCACAGTTCCAGGACAATTTCCTGATGGCTGCCATATACTGCCGGCTGGCCGCTTCTGGAATAGAACTCGGTACGGCCAGCCTGAGTGACCTCTATTTTGCTTCCAGGCAGCACCACGATTTCCGGAGCAAGAAATAGTTTGATCACTTGTCGGAGCTTGGAAACTGTGCCTACATCGTCAGTAGATGAGATACTTGAAAAAGAAAGATGGCAGGACCGATCTTCCACCACCTTCTTCATCTTCTGGCTGGTCACTTTTGTATCCGGATCCTTATACGGCTGCTTTTCATAGATATTACAGATCCCGTCATAAGTAGATTCAATAACCTTCCGGTGTATCTTCCTGGCCTGTTTCATTGCATCAGCAATCATTTTTATCACCCGGTCTTTCGATATCGATTCAGCTGCACCTTGTAGTTTTTTAAGATACTTCCCTTTAAGGTACCGACCGCACTTGAAAAGCTGGTTTTGGTATCCCCTTCCGATATTGAAGTGACTGTAATCGGCGCTTCTCCTTCCCCCAGCCCTTCATACCTATATAAATCTATCGCCATGCGGTAGCAGGTATTTACAAGCCCTCCTGGTACACTTTTGATATGGCAGTAGTTCCTTACCGTTTCTTCCACGTCCTCCATGATAAATGTAAGCTGGGGATCCTGGGAGACATCTTCCTTGGATATCCCCAGTAATTCTTTTAATCTTCCCAGTTCCATAGAATCCTCCTTATGAAATGGTAGCAACAAATACCTGATCGGCATAAGGGAAGGAAGGCAGCGCCGTAGCCACGGCCTTGATCCACTTGGCTACCGGATCAATGGTATTGTACTGGCAGACAATAATCTTCCCAACCTCGGAAATTTCAACATCAGAATTTCTTCTAAGTTCTAACTCCTCTGCAGTCACTCCGTAGAAGGTATCTCCCATCTTACCCTCGGGCATCATGACAAAAGCATTTTCAGGAAGGAAACGTTTTGCACTGTATTTTCCTTTTGAATCCTGAATACGGTACTTTTTATCGTAAATAGCAATCTGAGGAAGTTTCTGCTGGGCAAGGAATGCGTTAAGCTCTGCCACAGTCAAAAGCTTGGAACTGTTTACACCAAACACAGCTGCCCGGATCCTTTCATCACGCAAGATGACGCTTAGGTTCTTCTTGGAAGTCAACGCTCTAACGGGAGTAAAACCAGTATCATCCACAATGGTTTCCACCATCTGTTCCATATCTTCCAGGATCGTAGGACTTCCGGAAAGCCAGGTCTTGCTTGTCTTATGCTCTGCCGGCATTCCGTAATCAATGGAGGCTTTGACCCCATTTTCATTAATCACAATCTTACCAGTGGAAAGGGCCTCCATTCTCATGCACTCTACACGAGTACGGACAGAAGCAACCAGATTATCTACATCACGGAAAATATTCTTAATCATATCCTCCTCTTCCCGGTCATTTCTAGGACTTTCCAAAGCGATGATTGTTTTCTCCGGAATCTTGATTTTCTTCTTGATCAGAGCCAGATCCTGAGTGAATACTTCGGCACCTTCTCTGGATCCGATCTCAGCCTCAGTATCAAAGGCATGGACCTTTGCGGATACCGGTAAGTTACTGGCACCCTTTACCATGTCAATTTCCAGCGCTTCCTTTTTGTCTTCCGGGAATAAATATTCCCCCATATAAGGTTCCTGAGCACGTTCCTTTGTGTAATCAATCAAATCCCTTGGCGTTAATAATTCTTCTACTCTTGGCATGTCTTAGTCCTCCTTAATCTGTAACTGTCCATCAACAAAAAATTTGATAAACGGCATTTTTACAATGAGTTGCTTTACGGCTTCCTCGATATAATCCCCCTGAAGGCGTTCAGCGTTAACGGATCCATCAATCAGAAGCGCCCCTGGCTGTGGACCATGCGTTACCTCCACGGTGTCAAAAAGGATCCCGGTAGGTGCTGCTGACAAAGCATAAGTATAGGAACCGGAAGAGCCGCTTCTTGTCACCTTTACCGCTTTTCCGTCTTTGTCCAGAAGTGTACCAGCTAATACAAACTTCTTTCCATTCTCATCAGCCGTTACACCGGTATCGCTTACCGTGTAGTTGATATTTTGGTACTTTTCACTTTTCAAAAATTCTGGGGCGTTCCCAAAGGTTTTCTTTGATAAAAACATTTTATTACCTCACTTTCATTTTTTATTAACCCCACGCCTTGGCATAAGGATTTTCTGCTGCTTCAGCAGTCTTATTTAAGGTCTCTGCAATTCCCTTCCCGAAACCATTTTCGTTGGTACTACCGGCTCTGGGTTTGTAGCCTCCTGCACCTGATTCTTTTCCAGTACCTCCTTTGCCCGGATCGGATTCTTTAAACAGAAATGCTTTGGATTCCTTTATGGTCTTGATCTGCTCCTCCAGGCCGGATACCTTGCCATCATCAGCCAGTATCAGCTTTGTCTTATCCACAAGTCCGGTGACAATATCAACATCATGGGCAGAACCGGCGAGAGCTACCTTAATAGCTGTGGAAAGCTTCAGTTCTTTCATGTCTGCTTCATTTTTTTCCTTAGCTGCCTTGTTTTCTGCCTGTAGGGTTTCAATCTGCTTTTGTAGCCCTGCATTGTCCCCACTGTTTTTTTTCAAGGTCTCCAGCTGTTTATCCCGGTCCTTGATATCATTTTCTAGTTGTCCTTTTGCCTGATTAGCGGCATCATAATCCGCCTTCGGAACATAGGACTCCAGCTCCTTTTTAGAAGCTTCTGCCGCCTTTGTTGCCTGCTCCTCACTGATTCCAAGTGCAATGAATTCTTCTTTTTTCATGATCTCATCCTTTCCTTGCAATAAAATAACGCCCAGGAAGTCCTGCGCGTTTGATAACTGTATCATTCAATAGGTGGCTTCACCCCGCCACCCGGAGGGAGATAATTGGATCACCTCCTATTATTCTGCTGGTTCATAAGTAGCTTCGAAGATATCAGGCTTGCAAGGATAAAGCTCTCCTTTTACGCCCTTGATGATGTAGTCACCAACAGAAGCGGCCATTGTCCCCTCCAATGTTTTAATACAGCACTGGACATCAGGACCCCCAATATTCCTAAACGATACCTCTCCTTTTTTGATGGCTTCCACAATCCATACCGGATCCTCTTCCTGATCAGGTCCTCCTGTCCACTTAAAAGCCTCAATTACCACAGGTTTCTTTCGATATTTCATTCCGTTCTCCCTCCTGTTGCGACATCACAACTTTTGAATATAAAAATACCACCGGCCATTTACTGACTGATGGTATCATTTTAGTTGTACTATTTCATTTGCCTCTTTCTCAGATATTTCATGATAGGAATCATAAACCGGACTTTCAGGAAATCGATATTGTGCCATTATCCCGGTTCTTACCCATCCTCTTTCTTTATCATACTTAAAGCTCTTACGTCCCTCAGAGCGAATAACAATCCCTCTGTTTACAATATCATCTAGAACATAGAATTTCATTTATTTTTCACCCTTTCAATATTGTTAGGAAAAGTCAACTTACTTGAGAGTTCAATCATTCTGTCTTCAATTTCAAGGAATTCCTCCGATTCATCATCTAGAAGCTTCCTTTGTTTCTCATACAACATATGCAATTCTCCATTTTTTAAATCGAAGCTTTCCTGGGTATGATACTGCAATTCAAATGTCTGCCCACTTGGAGATTTGATGAAAGTATTTATGCCATTATACGAACTATCCGGATGCCATGTATTCTTTATCCTAACTGTATTATAGCCTTCCTTCTCAAAATTTTCAATGGCAAGAAGCGTCTTATCAGCCAAATTATCAGGGGGAGCGCCTAATGTATACCGGATAATGTCCTTAATCTCGTATTCATTCCCATCAGGCTGATAATTCTTCCTTATTTTTTCAAGGAAAGATTCTTTTGTTTTAATTCGGTATTCCAAGCCTAAACTATTCATGCCGGCTGACTCAGTCATTTTTTTAACTTGATCTGTTATTACCGGCTCATTTTCAAGAGCCTGGTTATAATATGTCATCCCTCTGCTCTGAGCTTTTAAAATACCATATTCCAACTTATCCGTGTATTTTATGTTCTGGAACTCATTAAAGCTCGCAGGCACTTCTTTCCCAAGAGTTTCTTTGTACTTTTCATACTGGGTTCTGTCGGCCGCTTTATTCTTCTGCATCTTCTCCAGCAAGACCGCCTGAGGGTCATTCTCCACAAACTCCTCATGCCATTGCTTATAAGACATACTGGCCGGCACTTCCATAGATTTACCTGTAACTGGATCTCTGGCTGCTCGCATTTCTACAGCAGAAAACTCATCGTCAAAATAAGGAACTGTTGTTGTCCTACATCGCGGATGGAATGGGGGCGCGGTAACTCCGACTTCATATTCTGACATATAATAAAATGGTTCTTTTTCGCTTCTCCCCTTACCGTCCATATTCCGGCATATCTCCGAAGTATGGGAATCCAACGTAACCAGGTTTTCATATCGATCCACACCGAGCTCCTTATAACAATCCTTCTGAGCAGTGGAGGCTATGGCCGCTGATTCCGTCATGATTAAGTTTCCCGCCTGACTTCGGCTTACGTCCATCACCTGCGCAAGGTTCCGAATCGCCTTCTTCGGATCAGATCCCCGGATTATGCTCTGAGAAAGCTCTGTATGCAACTTAGTAACCAACTTCTCTTTGTTAATCCATATACGGTCTGAGAAGCCGGATCCGTCCTGTGCCCATGGCTTACGAATGACCGTGTCTATTATCTTAGGGTCCAAGCGTGTCAGATTACCCCCCACTCCTGTTCCCTTGGCTATTTCAAAGGCGGTATGGTAATAATTTTCTGTATATGCATTATGGAGAAACCCAATCGTGCCACCCTCATAAGTTGAATATAGAAGTTCAGCGTGCTGCCTGATCTGCAGCTTCATAGCCTCAAGCCTGGAAATATGGTATCTAGCAGAAGCATTTTCTAATTCTTTTAACCAGCGCTGATCAACAGCATTCTCTTTCCCGGCTTTTATGTACTGCTGAACGGTCCATTTAAATTCATCCAGTTCACTGGCCTTAAGCATTTTCTTGGCCTTGGCATAGCTTACTCCGTTATTATCCGCCAGTCGATTATACCAACGTTCAATATCCATCTGCAGAAGCTTAGATGCTTCATCAAACTGTTTTTCCAGATCCCGGTAGTATGCCACACTTCGGCTGTACTGCTCATCTTCAAGTGCTGCCATTCGTTCTTTCCAGTAAGAACTATTCTTCTTCGCCATCTATTTCACCGCCTTGGTCTCCCTCTGTCTGCTTTTGAAATACCCTTCGGTATTCGTCAGCTTCCTCTGCGGCCTTCATTTTCTCTTTCTCCAGCTGCTTCTCTTCTTCATCAGCATTTTCTACAAACGGATGGTTTTTAAGGATTGTCTTATTGGAAACAAGGCCTACACTCTTCTCACAAATATCAGCTAGCTCAGAATCACTCCTTATTGCGGATCGGGTCCAGGTCTGTATGATCTGACCACATTCAGCAACGAGGTACTTACAAATAGCCCGCACTAGCCTGCCAAATCCCAGTTTGAACTCAGTTTCCATAAGACCGGCTTTCAGCTCCAAAAGAGAGTATAAGTACTTCAGTGCTTCCCCCGATGCATTACCGAATTTCTGCGGATCCGGATCTACGCCCTGCCCCTGCTCAAAAATCGCCTTCCTGGTCATTTCTAGAAACTTCTCCCTGGCTTCAATAGGGATACTGATTGTCAGGGTCTCCACACCTGTTTTACTGCTATCGTCCCCGTCATCATCAAGCTTGATCATCTTATACTTTTTAAGATCGTCAATGAACTCCTTTTTATCCTCGCCGCCATAATTGGTAAGAATAAAAATCACTTCCTGGATATCCTCCAGATCATTTAAAAAGCCGGTGAATACCTTGTCATAGGCATCTACCAGCGGTTTAATATTCACCAGATCATTGGTTGATATGTTGTTGTTGTTAAAAGAGATAAAGGGAACTTCACCCCAACCATGAAAAAAGATATTTCCTTTTTCAGCAGCTCCTTCTTCTGGAAGCCCCGAGAAAACATTGTATTCAGAAAGGCCGGCAGTGGAAATGGCGCCGCTTGTACGGTAGTAGCTGTAGCATCTTTCATTATCCCAGTATTCCCAGATGGTGATTTCCTTGCCTGATGCAAAGTCAGTATCTTTGTAAGTCCTTAACACAGCAATCAACGCCCGATCCAAATCACTACAGTAAATGGGAATGATCTGTTCCGAGTCTACAACACCATAGCAGAAGTTTCCTCCATCATCTTTCCAGTAGTGGATCCAGGCACATTCGTGATTTGATGCGTTAACACATAGATCCTTACATATCTTGGGGTAAGAATCCCCCAATACATCTGCAATCCGCTTGTTTATCTCCTCTTTACCAATATCAAAAAGAGGAGGTGCTGCAAACATATAGGCCGCCTTTTGATTCACCAGAAGGCCGTGAAAGTTGCGAGGAATTCGATTGTCTGCACTTCGGAGTGGCCCGGAATCTTGTCCCCTTACCCCACGCTTCAATATATCGTTTTCGTTCCTGTAATACCGGTCAGCCTCCTGACAGCGCTTCACATGCTGACGGTGCCAGCTGGCCCGGTTCTTAATTAGTTTTTTCACTACATCAATATTGGGCTTTTCATCATTCATTTTTCTCACCTGCCTTATTTAAAGATAGATATTCCTGATTTCTTACCACAGTTTTCTGCAATGCCCGTTGTGGCATCAGGGGCATCATCATGCTTATTCTGGCCTTCTCTCTGGTACCGGTTCATGGCATTGTAATATTCCGGCCAGCGGTTTTTCCAATCCTTTGGGTAATAAATGTGCTGCATAACCCATGAGGAATTCGAGTATATCCTGGCCTGCTTATTCTTACTTTGATGGAACCATTTGATCGTTGTATGATTACTATCAAATTTCTCCTGAAGGATTCGTTCCACATTACGGGCAAAACTGCGGCCGCCGTTATTTGACTCTATCTTGGAAACATCCACTCCATCTTCATAAAGCATTTTTGCAGTTGCCGGCTCCGTTACTTCCATAGGCTCTTTGGTATAAAGAACATCTAGGACATAAGCTTCGTTTGCAAAGGTAACTCCATAATCAATACTGCAAAGATAATCTTCGCCGGTATCAGCCGTATCGGTGTAATTCCGGATCTCTTTAAACTCCGGTAGCTCTCCACTATAAGTCTTAAAGCTGGTATACAGTTTTCCTTTCAGGTCTATTGGTTCCTGCTGATAGTTTGCAGAGGCAATGTCTGCTCCCATTGCCTTTATTTTGGCTTGATAGGATTTATAAGATAATACCTCGGGGCAAAGCATCTCGTGTGTTTCAGGATTCAACAAGGCCTTCATGCAGATGTGCCGAACCTTAGCGCCTGCCTCCTTAAAATGCTCCAATGCCCGGCCTGCCAAATCGTCGCTGGCCCATCTGGTCATGATGATGATAATCTTACCGCCCTCTTCTAGACGGGACAGCATGGTATCAGTGAACCATGACCAATGTTTTTCTTTTGTTAACTCATTGTTCGCTTCCTCTGCATTTTTGATTAGGTCATCTATGATCAGAAGGGACGCTCCAAAGCCTGTGGCCGTTCCAGTGGGTGAAGTGGCCAGATAGTTGTTGTATCCTCCTTCAAGACTCCAAAGGTTCATAGCTCCATCGCCCTGCTTGATGCACACTCCTGGAAATACGTCTGAAAAGACAATCTTACTCTGATCAGCTTTCACTTCCTGGATATCATTACGGACATTTTTCGAAAACATAGTGGAAAGCGTCTCATTATAGGATCCGGTCATAATCTTTTGTGACTGATCATTCCCCAGTACCCACTCCACCAGAAGACCGGCTGTACGGCTTTTTCCATGACGAGGCGGTTCATTTACGATCATAACTTCATCGTCTGACTGTATAAAGTCCTGGAATCCATTACAGAGCTCTATCAGGTACTTACGGTCCTCTTTGTAGAAGTCCGGCGCTTTCAGATTGCAATAAAAAAAGAACTCACGCCTAGCAAGTTCTATCTTTGCACCTCTTATTATTGTCTCTCTATCCATCGTGTATCAGCTTCTTTAATTCGTCCGTGGTTAGGCCTTCATAAGGATTATTTATCTTAACCTCTCCAGATAATTCCATTTTATCTTTAAACATGCCCAGGTGTCTGCCGATCAGCTCCAGGGCCTTGCCTTTATCATTCAGCTTGATTTCAATACCGTTTGCCCCTTCTTTGATTCCGGCAATGGCCCCCAGCTTATCCTCGGGCATTTCACCTGTGGACTTTACCTGTACTGCTTTATAGCTTCCTTTGCTTTCAATCGTCACAAAGTCAGTGACATCTGCAAAACCGATCTTTGCTAACTCCTTTAAAACCATGTCCTGTGTGATCTCAGTACGCTTCTCCCGGTCTTTCATGCGCTTTTCAACATGAGCCGCAACGTTAACATTAGTTAACATTCTACTTGCAGCTGCTTTGGCTGTTTCATCTTTCTTGACATTGGGATATGCTACCTTGTAAGCCCTGGTGGCATTAAGATCAATCAGGTACTCATCTGCAAATACTTTCTGTTTGGCTGTTAATGCCATCAGGCTTACTTCCTTTCCGATCTGGTTGTTTTATACATAAAAAAGAGACGGGGTTGACCGCCTCTCAGTCGCGTTTGTTTATGAATATCATTACAGTTAACGATACCATGGCTATTATGACAATCAACAAATTGATAATTGCTATGCTAAACATTATATCCCCTCCAGTATTTTTTCTATATCATAACCATGATTTATCAAAAGAAAACACCCATCGACCAAATTTCGACAGGTGCTTTCTTAGGAGGTGTATTATGATGAAGCTGAATCGGAACGCCGGATTATGAACCCGGATTTACATACCGCCGTCTATTGGCTACGTTCCGTCACTACTTTGTGTAGTTGTTTTTCTTTCTCGACATGGCCCCTCTCGGAATTGAACCGAGCCCTGATACGCTTTTATCTATAGTTATTATGCGTTAGCTTACGCCAGCAAGCCATCAGGCGTTAACCAATATTTACATTTTCCTTTTGCCATCAGTCTCACCTCACCTTCCAATCGTGTTTGTATTGGAAAAAATAAAAGAGCCCTAAGGCTCTAGTCTAATAATAATTTTACATCTATTTTAATATCATAAAAATCTATTTTTTTAAAAACACCTGCCTTTATAGCGTCCATTAGTTCGGAAAGCCTATATTTGTAAACTAATGAACAGTTCGTCATCGGCTTTTTCTTCTTTTTAATTTTAAGGTAAAAAGTTTGATTGCATTTTTCTATTGTTATTACTTTGTTAATTATCTTTGAGAATTCTGTGCGCTTTAAGCTTTTTTGATTATTCTTTTTCAGAATAGTATTTATTAGTTCGTAAGCAATAATCGTATGTGTTGTTGTTTTTATATTATTCCATTTTTTTAATTCTTTGATTTTCGAAAGATTGTCAAAATCATCTAAGAACATCTTTTTAATATCACAATTCTTAACATTCAATATATTTGTCATACGCATACATATTTTATGCGAATATCTTGTTATCTCAAGCACCTCACCAGCAACTATGAATAATAGTTGCTTAAACACCGCATAACTCCCAGTCGCGAATATTGATGTTATAATTGACTCAACTATCACTCCTCCTAGCAGTAATGAAAATACTAAGGTTAGCAAAAACACTGTAATAAATTGCCCCATTTTATAACCCTGTATTTTAAGTAGAATTAGTTTAAATAATAACATAATTTTCCCCTCTTTTTATTCATATGCTACCACAATACGACTTTATTGGCAACATAGAACAGTTGGTCTCAGTTGAGCTCCTAACACAAAACGAGAAAATCAGGAATTAATCAGCTGCCAAGCTGTTACACCTGGCAGCCTTAGGGGGTATTACTGTTTTGTGTATTCGATTACTACATAGGCTGTACAACCACAATAGGCTCCATCATTGTTTAAGAAATGGTACTTGATGTCGCTAGTCCCCATATCATAATACAAATTCACTGCTCCAACCAAGCCATTTGTTCTATTATAGGATATTGGCATTACAATTTGAGCTGTACTATCCTTATCAATCATATTTCCATGTAAATTGATTAATCGACCAATCTGAAGCGCAGAAACATTTGCAAACACTAATGAATTTCCATTGTTGATTGCTAGTGTCCCAGAAATCACCTTCCTATAGATCGGCTTCCCATCCACCCAAGTGCCAATCTCAACCTCATCAAAGGAATAAACTTCTTTAGAATTTCCATCACATTCTGCAAGTTGAATGCAATATTTTTTATCTGTCATAAATAAATCCTCACTTTCATTTGTTTTCATTGTTTCACATATTAACCGGTATGTATGTTTCTTTAACACAATCATGATATAACTATAATAATACACCAAATGTAAAACGTCAACATTTTTCGAACATATGTTCTTGTATGCGGTCAGCTTTTAAATCAATACGGCCCCTGAGCTGTTGCGCTCAGAAGCCGTTAAAGGAGGATTTCCTAATTTATCTAATATTGGATACTATCATTATATATCCTTGACACGGCCACTACAAGGCCACGTTTTTGCCATGCTCTTGCCAAGAGTTATTCCAGCATAATTGCGTCTGATCCAAACAAGTAAACGCTTAAAATGTTTGTACAGTCTACAATCCACCGCCTTGCCGTCCGCTCTGCATAGCCATACTCTTCAGCCATCTGCTCATAAGTCATTTCATCAAGATAAAAGTGTCTGAACGCATCATACTTCTCTGGTGACTCCTTCCTGATCTGTTCCTCTTCCAGAAGCTTCAGGCACTTATCAATATGTGCAATCATGACGATACTCCGAAGCTTGCTTTTTATGATGCTGTTTATGTAGATTTCTTCTGCCGATAACTCCTCCAGTTCTTCCCCATCGTCCACATCCGATAGCTCCGACACACCCTCCCGGACGCTCTGACATATCCGGTTGTAATTCTCCATCAGCTTTTTGGCGTTCTGGAAAACCTTTGCCCGGTTATTCTTTTTCTGGGACTTTTCAAATTCCTTCACGGCCTCAAGCGCCGCTGTCCTTGCTAACTGCTCTGCTGTCTCTTTATTCACCCTATCACCTCCCTGATGCCAACATCTTCTTTTTTTCGGCTCATCTTCCTATAGCCGCCAGGACCCTCTTTCTGGCAGTATCCCATTCTCTTGCAAACCGGTCTTTCTCATAATCTGCTGGCCCAATCGGTACAAAGGAATACCGCCATTTTATTCTCTGATTATGACTGATAGCCGTGACAATATTACGCTGGCACACCCCAAGTTCTGCAGCTGCTTCCGCTGAAGTGTACTCTCCAATTTTTTTGTCGTTGTCATAGACCGCATATAATAACTTTTTACCCATTACTCTACCTCCTCCGGAATAATCCTCATAACTCATCTGTTCAATCCCTATTTCCTCAAAGCACCTACCGTAGGAATCATAGCCGATCCTCCACTCGGTATACTTTCGCCTTTATACCTCTCATCTCCAAGGCCGCTCTCTTTTATGTACCGGCTTATTCGCACAATATCAATACCAGTTTCAAGCACAATTTCTTCCATCTCTTTTCCGGCCTTATAAAGTTGTCTCACATGAGCTTTTGCATTTTCAGTTAATCGCTTTATAGGCAGTGTAGACTTTGTATTAATATTGGTTTTGTGCTGCTCACCTGTAGCACTCTCCGGCATCAAGCTAAAGCCCCCTATAAGCTCTTTCAATTTATCCTCATCAGTCTTTTTACGCTTCTTAATCTGGTTAATGGCCGTTGTTTTAATCTCTCGCAAATCATCGGGAAAAAGAATGGAATCCAGCTCAATGAGATCACTTCCCCTAAAACAGAAACCTTCACTCTCCACAACCGCTTTCAAGGCTGAATTTGTCCTATTAATCCGGTTAGCTGTTTCAGATATGCATATAACCTTCTTTTGTGCCTCCTGTAGGAGCTTATCCTCTCCGCACTCAAAAAAGGGAATGCCATCTATTTCTTGTGGCTGCTGATTTTGATTTAAAGCAATGCTGACTCGTAAAGCATTGTCAACTCCTTGCATTTCTTCTTCCGTCAATCGTCCCATAAATTCGCATAAGCGGCTCTTGCTGACGGTAACAATTTGTTCACACAACGCTGTGCTGATCTCTGGCAAACTGTTTATAGCGACGTGTGTTGGAAGACTTGTTTTTCTTTGCGTGGTTGTATATACAATGATTGCTACCGGGCTATGCAGGTTTCCGGTATTATTACCTATCACGATTCCAGGCCTACCACCTTGCTGCACACAACCATCTTTTTCACTCTGCAAAGCAGCAATATAATACACATCGCCTCTTTTAATTTCCTGATCGTTGACAGGATCGGGTGGGAAAATCTTACCAATATCTCCAAGGCTATTTACACTATTCATTAACTTCCTCCTCTCCCTCTGAAATAATTCTTAACCTCTCCTGAGGCACATCTATATACTCCCCATTGTCCTGCAGGATCCCGATCAGGCCATCGTTGCTGCCGATCACAGTCCCAAACTTCCTGCCAGGATAAACCTGGACAACGATCTTCTTTTTAACTTCCAGTTTCATGATCTGCCTTCTTTCTATGCCTCGGCGGCTCACGCAGTGCCGGATCCGGGGATAAGCTTGTATATGTATAAGCCGGATGTGTTGCGCTGAATGTATTAGCTTTAGGTCCTTTCAGGACATAGCCCTGTTTCGCAGCCCTTGCATGTTCCGCAGAAAGCATGGTTGCACGTTCATCTTTACTGCTCAATTTATCACCTTCCTTGTGAAAATATCAGTTCTTCGAATAATCATAAACACTAATTCTTATCTTATTTTCCTCTGCACGGATCAGTCCTACGGTTTTTTCCCCAAAGGAGATAATATCCTCATTTTGCACATCTCCACTTGCTATTTCTTTCATGTTTTCAACTAAGACAACACCCTGATATATAGGTATTTGTTTCAACAAAGCCTTTAATTTCATGCTTTTACCTCCTTCAAACATCAGTTTTCTGAATTAGCCAGAAACATGTTTCCGTAATTCTTCCCATGAACTCACTGCTAGGAATTTACCAAAATATATAACCGCCTTTAGTTCATGATTCTTTGACGGCACCTCCTCAAAATCCTAATTAACAGCTTGTTCACACCTTTTATTTAAAACGCATATATTATTACTGTGCAGATTATCAAACGTAGGGAAAACTTTTTAGCTCTCCTTTCAAGGAAAGAACACCTCATTTTTACTTCTTCTCCCTAGTTCCTGATATGAAGTTCTGTAGCACTTATCCATCTTGATTGTATTGAGTACTCCAGGGGTGAAAATCATAAGTTTTCACCCCTTTTAGGTTAATGACCGAAGCCGGATACCCCAGTAAATAAAACTGGCTCCTTTTTGATTTCCAAAATCTTCATTCCATACCATAGGTCGTCTCAGAGACAACACCTTTTTTCATTATTTTCATATAATAATAATGGAAAACAAAGTTTTCCTAATATTGGAATACAGGAGTAAATCAATATGAATAACAATAACCAAGATTGGTTTAAAGAATGTTGTGATTGCCATGATAAGCGGCAGGCACACGTTCATGAAGTTCAAGGCAGCGTAGAGATAGCAGAACGCGAAGAAGATCCCCATAATCATCGTTTTGCTACAGTTTCTGGTGAAGCAATTCCTGCTGGCATGAGTCACTTTCATGAAGTAAAATTTAGAACAGATTTTTATGAAAATCATTTTCATGAGTTTCGTGGCAGAACATCGCTTGCAATTCCTGTTGGTGGGGGCAGACATGTTCATTTTCTGGAATCCGTAACAGAAGTGAGCGATGGTCACGTTCATGAATTTAGAGTGGCCACCTTGATTAATGATCCTATCGGTGAAGAAGCCTAAAATTTATGTCCACCACATTTCAAGCTGCTTTAATTTGTTTGAGATGTGGTGGTTTAAGCCGTTCTAACCTCCAGGCAGGGTCTGCCTCCTTTCCTGTTATTCAGTCAAATCCTAATTTTTTACGGATATTTCTTTTATTTTGGGGGATAATAATCGTGGACCATCTGATGTATAAGCCTGAGTAACATACCTTTTAGTTGCTTGGGCTTTTTCTCCCCCCAAGTTTAAACTCCTATGTATCATCACCTGCCGAATTTGATAAATAATCAACCAGATCCGGCAGATCATTGAATACTCCATTAAGACTTCATCTTTATAACCAATCATCAGTACCGCATACATCACTTTTAGAGTCAAATACTGGCCTCGATATGGTAAATCCTAGTGTCATGAATACTGCCATAGCAACTACATACAGTACAGATACCTTAACCAATGTGGTTGCTGTTTTTATCATTTTCATTATCATCCTATCTTCCTTTCTTAGGGCCACTGGATATGCCTCTATAAATATTTTCACTTAGCATACCCAGCGAAAGATAATGTAATCCATTTGCACCGTTTTTACCCTGGTCTCGCCAGTCAGGCCGGAAGGTTATGTAATACCGGACATGCCGGACGCATTACTAATTTTACTGATCAACCCATACCACATTCAATCATCTCTTCTTCAGTTCCGTCACACGTCCATTGGGTCTCTTGGTGCTCTTGATCCTCGGCTGACGACCAGTATTCACAGTATCCATTTACACACCATTCACATTTCATGGCATCACCTCCGGGAAGTCTGCTATATACATCTGCCCTGGTATCTGCTCCTTATCCTTCGGAACTTCGTTCCATTTATTTTCCCATTCTACGCCTATGTAATCCAATACCCTACCCCAACCAAATCTTTCTCCGGTATCTTTGTTAACACAGCATTTGTACATCCAGAATTCCCACTCCTTTTCGTTCCGATCTCGCAGTTTATCAAACCTGTGAGGACGCTTCTCCATATGGATTCCAAAACCGCACATACTGCACCCGGTACGCTGTGCATCTGTGGTATAAAGCATTCCGTTATCGTCCCGATCTATTGTTCCATAAATTTCAGGGATAATAGTATCCAATGGTTCATATTCTTTCGGGCTTCCGTCTTTATTCTTCCCATACGGCTGTTCATGGAATGCTTCCGCAAATATATTAAGGTGTTCTTTGTACCACTTATCCATTTCAAGTGCTATCGTAAGAATGTCATTCCGCATGAAGGGAGCAAACGGCGCACTTCGAATTACGGTCTTTCCAAAGTAGTTACACCCATGATCTATAAGGGCTTCTTCTCTCTGCCCTCCTTCGCTTGCCATAAGTCCGAGGAAAGGACGGCTGTTATGCTCTTTGGCCCATTTGTCGCAAGGTTGTTCCTTCATGAACAGGCAACACTTGTTTGACACAAGGAAGTCCGGCATCTGGTAATTTACACTTTCATTCTCATTTTCATATCCACCGAACTTGTTAAGCCATTTCTGTGGCAGCTTCATACGGCTGTTCTTTGCATAATGCCCTTGTGCTCCGCATTCACCTGTAATGATTGCATGGCGGACTGTTTTATTCTTCTCCGTAGGGTGCTGCAGTGTATCAATGCGTCCAGCTATCTTTTTTGAGATGACCGGAAATCCTACTTCATTCAAGACAGCAACCTTACTCTTTCCAGGTGCTATGCTTATGATTCCCAGGGCTTTATGTACCCGTTGAATGCTCCTATCCTCCAAAGATGATACTGACACGGCAGGTACATCAATTCCAATGCTCTTAAGCCATAGATACAAAACTATACTGTCAAGACCACCAACGCTCACATGGGCGTTCAGTCCCCGCTTATCTAACTCAGCAATAAATTCATAGGCTCTCTGTTCCGCCCTCTTGATCTTCACCTCATAGGGTAGATTCTGCATTGCTGTAAACTGTGCCTTCTTTTTCTTCTTTTCTGCCTTCCACTCTTCTGTGGTCAATTCTTTATTTTCCATTTTTTGAAAGGAGCCAGGATATCCTGTCACGGTGGCCACCGCTCCAACCTCCTTTCAGTTTTTAGTTAAATGTAACTATTTTCTTTTTCTGGCATACACTCAAAGCGTATGTACAACTCACTCCGTCTCCTGATTTCTCACATCTTTTAACTGGCATTTTCCTCAAACCCTCTCACAATCCGATAAACGATTCCTCGCAGCTGCCCTGCATATTCAATAACCAGATCCGCATCCTGATGGCAAAACACTGCATGGCTCATCTTTTCCATGATTCCAGATTCCCTGATCGCTGTATTGATCTCCGTGTATTTCTCCTTTGCCTGGATCCGTTCAATCCTCAGACCACTAAGCACTATGTCCTGGAGGATATCTTTTGTCATGGACTTAAGCTTTTCCTTTAGCTGATCATAAGATTTCCGATACTTCGTTGTAAGAAGCTCCAGGGAGACATTTTCTTTGTTCCGCTTCAATTGATTAAGTAGGGATTCATACTCATTCAGGTCCACCCCTGTCAGCTCAGCCGGGTTAAATGGTTCCTCTTCATAAGCCCGGAAAGACATTTCACACATTTTTATAAACCTGTCCACCTGCTCCTTGCTATCAAACTCAGGATAATGTCCGGGAACCATTCTGATATTGCTCTCTATAATGCGTTTTTCCGCATATTTCCTCACTTCTTCTGTCATAACATCACCTCAGTAACCAAATTTTAGGTTACAGTAACCAACTTTTTTATTTTGATGGTTACCGCTCAAACCCGCATAAAATAAAGGTTTTCTGGCTACGGTAACCAAGTAACCACAATTTTTAGGTTTCCTTACACGCGAGACATTTTTTATAAATCTTTGTTAAATAAAATACAAAAGTTATAAAATTATTTTTTTATATATACACAGTGTTTTTCTATGGTTACTTGGTTACTCACCTCAAAAAACACCATCAAACCCGCATAGAACCTAGCTTTTTATGGTAACCATACACATGGTTACTCTAGTTAAATGGAAGTTCCTCTTGTCCGTTTTCTTCCTCATCTACCTTTAAAAATCCGTCTTTGTCAGAATTATCGCTAAGCTTCAAAAATACACAGCGCATCTTATTACCTTTAAAGCTCTTTGATTTATCCAGTCGCTTCCCGTTATTCTCTGCTTGTATCAGATCTTTCCGATTTGCCCAGGCCAGGAATGAAGCACGTGAGAAGCCGCCTTCCTTACACAGGGTAGTGAATGCAGTAGTATGGATAATAGCATAACCATTTTCAATTACGCCCCATTTCTCTATGTTCTCGTTTTGGGGATCGAACCGGGCCGGATTCATGGCAATCTTGTCCAGAATGAATTGATAGCAGCGTTCATTGTCAGAAAGCTCGTTACGGTCCACCAGGACCTCTTTGGCCTCCTCCAAACTGATATACTCCCCATCTTTAAAAAGGTAATCCGTGGCGATCTTATCCGCCGTTAGGACAATGGAGAGGGATAGGCTCTGCTTCTGCATCTTCTCTTCATCGGCCAGCTGCCTTGCAAATTCTTGCTGGATCTCCCTGATGTTCTCAATGCCAAGTTCTTTTATGACCTCAACAAATTCTCGGCCGGCATGTCCGTAATTCAGCTTAACCAACTCCGCTGTATTGCCAGGGCTTTCAAAAACGCGTTCCCCGCACTCTATTTCAAGAATACGGTTAATTGCTCCGCCCTGAGTCACATAGGAGCTTAAAGGCCGCTCTCCGTTCGTCAAAATACAGTTCTTCCAGTGGTTCTCCCGATTCAGTCCCAGGTCTTTATTAGAACGGGTTTTCCCCTTTCCGGAACATAGATCATATACCAGCCCCTCAAAGTTATCTTCGATTTTTCGGTTCTTTTTGCTGGAATCGTCCAGAATCAAGGGAAGGTTATTTAACAAGTCACAAATAGCCTCCAGTCCTACCTCCGTGCCCTTATAATCCTTTATGTAAGCACTCTCGTCCGGATCAGCCCAGACCGATGCTGCCACCATCAAGGATACGGTCTTACCGCCTTCCGTTTCTCCCCAAAGATCAACAAAATATGGAAGCCCTCCAAGTGGCTGAACCAATACGCTGGAAAACGCTGCGGCCAGCATGAACTTGATTTCAATTCTCCCGGCCTTACGCAGAGTCGACACATGGTCAAACCATTTCGTCCGGCTACCAGCCTGTCCAATGCTTTCATAAATCTGCCGGAATCGCGCGTCTCCATCAAAAACAATTTCTGTATCGTAAGGCAGGAATCCTCCACGGATCCAGCCCAGCTTTGATGTTGAATACTGAACAGCTATATGCTCCTCATTGGCATTTTCCACGTCAGCCAGATATCTCACCAAATACTTTGCATTCTCACTGGTAACGGAGATCCCACGGCCTGATAGTGACACAATCTTATTAGCCGATGTAACCATGGTCTTGGGAACTATAATCTCCTCCCACCGGCCATTCCGTTTATAGGCCAGCTTGATCTGCTCTTCCCCTGTTTCCAGGTTCTTTAAACGCTCGATCGGAAGAATCGGATGATAGCAGGCCAGTATATCCGTATATCCTGTTGACGGGTTTCTTAGGCAAATCCCGTTTTCTGTGGCAAGCCATTCCTTACACTGCATATTGTCATAGGGGCCTGAAAAATTCGTCCAATTATCAAGGTAACTGGGGGTCTTACTCTCTTCCCGTTTCTGGCGCTTCATTTCTTTTTCAACCCTTTTGTAAGCTGCCACCATCTCCCTGAATTCTGTTTTTACTTTTAACTCCGTAGCTTTTACGCCGAGGGAAGCAAGAAGTTCTGCCCGATACAGCTCATCTTCCTGGTCAAAAACTTCTGTCAAAACTTCATTGGATAATAATGTTTCTACCGTGAGCTCATTCAACGGCACCATGCTACCACCTCGCTTCTATTTCATTTAATTCTGCCTGTACATAAAACTGATATTGCAAGGAATTGTAACTATCACACCAGACGTCACTGAAAGGCTCTGTACGATCCATATAAGCCCGGTAGATACCTATAAGCATACAGTTAAGCCATTTCTTTCTATCATGCCTCTCACGCTCTTTCCTCAGCATGTCACGGCGCTTCTGGGACTTATAAACAATCAACCTGGAGGCAAAAGTCGGCTTTTCATAGGTTCCTCCAAGGACTTGAAACGCCTCCTTAAAGGTAATATTTTCCATCTGTTCTACAAAAGAAAAGATGTCACCGTTGGCTCCACAGGCATGGCAGTGAAAATCCCGGTCGTAAACCTTAAGAGAAGCCTGCCGGTCCCCCTCATGGAAGGGGCAGGGAATGAACCCCCTCCTATTCAATTGAAAACCGTACTGGGTCACAATATCTCTCATGCTGTATGTAGATTTAATCTCTTCTACCGTCAATTCAATCACACCTCTGCAAATATTCCTTAAGCTCCCGATGCAGGATATCCCTTATTAACTTTCCAGTTGTCTCAGGCTTGCAAAAATCAAGCTGCATTCCATACCTTGCCCGAAAAGCATCAATACTGGCAACCAACGCCTGCGGCTTTAGGAGACTGCGATATTTCCCGTTATAAGCCTTTTCCCAGTTATCTCCCTCTACCAGCAGATAAACTTTTGTCCCAGCTTCTGCGGCCCGTTCAAATTCGCGTTCAAACCGAGGCCGCTCCTTTCCAAAACACATACACAGTTCATCAAGGTTCATTTTCCGCTCAATAACCACTCTGGCAGAGAGATCGAAAGACTCCCCACCAGGAAGTGTACATTTGCATGAATAATCCCCAACCGCCAGTTTCTGACGCTCATAAGGTAGCCCCGTGGCTTCCAGGCGGTCCTTTAGGCGCTTCGTTGGCTGTTCTCTTGTGTCTACCAGCAGCACCATGGATTCCATACAACAATCAATTTCAAAGTTTGTATATGCCATTCAATCACCTTAGTTAAAAGGCAGACCTGCATCGTCCACACCGTCAGGGATGTTCATGAAGCCATCTCCGATAGGATTTGTATATGGTCCTGACTGAGCCTGCCCGTTCCCCTTCTTTAGTAAGGTATCTCCCGGTACTTCAAATTTTCCAGATCTTACTTTTTCTGCCGATACAAGGCTATGACAGTTCGTGAAGAAACCTCGGCGACCTTCAAACTCATACTCTTTGTTATTGAATAAAGCTCCAATCTGCTTACCCTTTAATGTCTGCTCGTCCCAATTCCAGTGATAGCCTGAATTGGATTCCTCAAAGTTGGTGATTGCTGTTTTGAACCTTCGCATTGTCCATTCGTCCTGCTCACTTCCGTCATCCTTAGGCACCCGTATCCGATATGTACCTTTCCACTTTTTATCCTCGCCGGTTTGGGCCTTATAGTTGTTGGAGAAGAAATCTTTCTGCTCTCCTTCAAATATATCAAATGAAAGCTGGATCACATCTCCCCAGTCATTTGCCTGATACTTTACATCTAAAATTTTTAATACATATCCACCAACCGGAAGTCTGCCCGTGTCGGAATAAGCCTGTGCCTGCGCATAACCATTTAATTGTCTCATTTAATATTCCTCCAATGCCTGAATCACTTGTACCATGTCATTTTCTATTTCAAAGGTTTTAAATGCTCCCAAGGGAGTTTTCGCTGTGCTATTCTTTGCATGAGTTTCAAACAGATATTCCCCATCAACACATTTGGAAAGAAGCACCGTGGTAAACTTACTTTCAAGAACAATCTTGTCCAGCTTCTTGCCGGAAGTCTTGATTCGGGTAAACATATAGCCATTTTCATCATGGTCCGTCTGAGTATGAGCCGAAAAAATAACTGTCAGATCGTCGCGGTAGTCGTAACACTCACAAACCAGATCCCAGACACATGCAGCCAGATCTACCCACTTGTCAAATCCTTTTTCCTTACTCCGGCGCATTTCATCTGCCACCATAAGGCCATTGATCGTATCAATTACGATGGTCTTAATTCGAGGACAATCCTGTGCCAGCTTTTTGATATACACCCGAACCACATTAGCGTCATCGCATTTTAAGTAGTTCTTATTCTCCTCGTTATACTGACCTCTCCAGCCTTTCCAGGACAGTCCTTTCTTGTCCGCATCTATGTAATATGTAGATTTGGGATCTAAATTCCTCATGGAAGTTGTCTTCCCAGAACCGGACTCACCTGCAATACAGATTACTTTTGACATTACATTTCCTCCTTATCTTCTCTATACACTTTTATGAAATCTCCCGAAAAGAACCAGTCTACCATTGCTTTCTGGAATTCTTCTTTCAGAGAGAGATCCGTATTGATTTGTTCTGTAATATAATCAAAAGCCTGATCCTTTTCTATATTGATTCCCTTTTGTGAGCAAATGCCTTGATAGCCTATAAAATCCTTTTCTGCCTTAAACATCTTAATCCTCCAAAAATTCCGCAGCTTCCATTTTGTTCATCTCAGTCAGTACAAAATGATATACTTCCTTATCCTCTAGATCCTTCTCGTTGTTTTCATAATCAGTCAGTTTCTCCCTGAGAAGAATCCAGAGCTTACGATCTTTCTTACTCACCCTTTTCCACCTCCCTGGGAAGCTCAAACCCCAAAATGCTGGCAATATCTTCCCGCGAAATGCTGTACTCGCTTTTAATGGTAAAGTTCTTCAAAGCATCAAGTCTTGCTATTGCCGCAATCCCTGCTTCATGTTTTTCTGGATCAAAAACTGCGATTCCGATTATTGATTTTTCCATCTTGATTTCCTCCTGAACCCTATGTATAATAGGGGTGTAAAATATTTTCGTGTTACCTTGATTCCCTGGGAGTTGCCGCTCCTGGGGTTTCTGTTTTTTCATCATCTTCTATCCAGTCCAGAAATTCGCATTCATCGGCAGGATAAATATTATCCGTACTATTTAAACCTTCTGTTTTTACATTTTCACAGCCGAAGATATTTCCAAGCTCTAACGCTATATCATCAGCACTACAACACTCCCCGATTTTATCGAGAGCGTCTTCTACCTGCTCGGTACTCTCGCACTCAATTTCAAATTCAACATCCGCATACAGCTTTTCCTGCATACTAAATCTTACTTTCATAATTCTCTCACCTCCTCTCACAAAGCTTCCAGCGAACCACATACCGCAAACAACAAAGCCAAGCATGCCAGGAAAATAAGTGCCATCTTCATATTGCATATAACCTTGTCCATTAGCGGGTGTCTACTGTGGTCATCGTAATCATCTAATTTATCAAAGTACTTTTGCATTGCCGTCACCCCTTACTTTCTTCTGCCATTTTAAGCAGATACTGATCCCACTTGTTTACATCCACCTGCCATCTGCGACCAACGCGGATTGCTGGGGATCCTTTTCTTTTAAATAGGGATTCTATCGTGTTATGGCTTATTCCGTGGCGCTCTACACAGTCCTTGATTGTTAGGAATTGCTTGTCCAACCTTGTTCTCCCTCCTCTCATAATCTTTGTATGGATACCCACGACTACGATCAGGGCAGCGATTGCGGCACCTGCAGGACTTGCATGAATAAGTAACCATAACCATGCCTCACCTCTTCTTCAATGCACTTTACGCATCTTTGGTATCTTCCTCGGCAAAATATTCCACAGGCACTCCGAAGTACTTTGCTAATGCCATGAGTTTGTCAAACTTTGGCTTACTACGACCATTCTTCCAATCAGTAAAAGTATTGGCTGGAATTCCCGTTTCCTTTGACACTCTATAAGCTGTTACTTTATGCTTCTCTAAAAGCACAGCAAACTTTTTGTACACGACTTCACCTCCATATTGATTAGTTTTTCATAAATAGTTGTTGATTTTATTTCGGAAATGTGATATAGTTCAACTACCACATTGATTATTACACATTTCCGAAATAGTTATGAAATCTTTTTTATATAATCGCTTTTTTATTTATGAATTCATAACCATGGTCATACTATACCATGGCTTTCATAAACAGTCAAGCGTTTTGTTTATGATTTCATAAATAATTTTCCAGGAGGCATTATGTACGAAATATTTGTGAAGTTACTCGACAAGCATGGTATAACCGCATACAAAGTGTCAAAAGCCACTGGTATTGCAGGATCGACATTTACAGATTGGAAAAATGGGAGGAGTACGCCAAAGCAGGACAAGCTTCAGAAAATAGCTGACTATTTTGGGGTTTCAATCGAATACCTCATGACGGGTAAGGAAGGAAATGCAAATGAAGAATCGGAACTTACCCTCCGTGATAGGCGCGATATAGCTAAAGATCTTGATCGCATTATGGGAGAAATTAAAAATGAAGAGGACGGCCCATTATTTTATAATGGCCAGCCACTAGACCCAGAAGACTTGATTTTTTTATCCAAGGCCATTGAAGCCGCCCTTACAGACGCTAAGAAGAAGAATAAGGTGGATTACAACTCATATAAGAACAGACCGTAAAAATAAAGGTTCTTCCGGGGGTGACTTTTACGCAAAGCAAAGATATACCAAGCCTTGTAAGAAGGCTGGTAAAAAAACATGGTACTAACGATCCTGAAGAAATGGCTGATTTTTTGAATGTCACAATAATGAACATGCCAATGGGGAACAATATCGCCGGATATTATAAGTACATTAAAAGAAGAAAATATATATTTATAAATTCAAATATTAAAGACGATACTTATCGCAGAGTCATACTTGCACATGAATTAGGGCATTCCGTTATGCACCGTACTCAAAACTGTACATTTATGAAAGGCTATACCCTGCTGTTAACATCAAAGATTGAACGGCAGGCAAACCTGTTCGCAGCTTATCTCCTAATTGGCGAGGATCTACTATTTGAATACGAGGAATTTACTCGTGAACAATTCTGTAATTGCACAGGATACCCAGAAGAATTGATAAAATTAAGGTTAAATTAGCCTATGGCTTTTTAATAAAAATAAAATGGAAGCAAGATACTAATGGTTGGTGGTATCAGAATGATAACGGAGGGTACCCAGTAAACTGTTGGCAGGACATAAACGGAAAACAGTATTACTTCAATGAATCCGGATATATTCTCACCAATACAACTACGCCCGATGGGAAACAAGTTGGAGCTGATGGTGCAATGATGCAAGCACCGCTTTTTGATTTTGATATTAATGATAGTCATATAAAATACACCAAACATGAACTCTCCACAGATTATGAAGGCAATGCCTGTGTGATTGTATACTATGATTTCACTATAAATCAGATAAGGCCCTAAGTGCAATGGGTAGTGGCAGCTATATAAAAGCCTATCAAAACGGAATCGAATGTGATAGGTCTTATCCATCATCATCTGAGAACAAAGCCATTGACAATCATTACAAAAATATTATGCCGGGTGTAACCCTTAACGTTGCGGAAGCCTTCAAAATTTCAGACAAAAGTGATATCACTCTTACGCTTTCAGATTTATGGGATTGGAGTTCAAACAAAAAAACAGCAACGGCTATATTAAATCTTAAATAGAAAAAAAACCGCCCAGCACTCGCAACGCTGAACGGCTTTACATAGATTTTCTCTTACCGGACTTCCGGAAAGATATACTCTATCTCATCAGTAGAATTATATCATTTTCGAAGCGTCCTGGCAAGGGGCGTATTTTTGTACCCAAAAATAAGTTGTGACATCACAACTCACGAAAGGAAATGATATTATGGCAGAGAAAATGAAGAAAAGAAAGGACGGGCGTTATGCAAAACAGGTAACCATAGGTATGAAAAATGGGAAACATGTTCGTAAAACCATTTACGGAAAAACACAAAAGGAACTGGACAAAAATTACAGGGATTTTATGAGCCTGAAGGACAAGGGGATTATCCTTCAGGAAGAGAATATGATCTTCCGGGAGCTGTCTGAACTATGGCTTGCTAATGAAAAGATAGGTAGTGTCAGGGAACAATCCGTCACCACGATTAAAGGGCAGCTAAGTACAATAAATTCGCACATAGGAGACATAAAGATCAAGGACTTAAAACAGAGCCATATCGAAGCATTTCGAGCAACGATGCTAAAGTCTGGTAAGCTGGCACAGTATAACCTTTGCCTGTCCCGAATAAGGGAAATTGTCAGATATGCTGTACAGAAAGACATCGCAGCAAAGGATATTACTTTAGGAATGAAGAGAATAAAAAATTGCCAAAAGCGGAGTAAGCGATCGCTTACTGCAGCAGAACGACAACTTATCATTGAAGCTGATCTGGACAGTTTTGAACTCTGTTTTGTAAATCTACTTCTTTACACTGGGTTGCGAAAAAATGAGGCTCTGGCCCTGAATGTAAGCGATATAGACCTTAAGAAGAAACGGATCAATATCAATAAGTCTCTGATTGCCAGCAAAAGAAGGGAGTCATGCCTGCAAGAGTACACGAAAACAACTGCTGGAAAGCGTCAAGTGCCTATACCGGCTTTTCTACTAGAAGTTCTTTCAAAATATATCAAAGGTAGAACGGGTATTCTATTCGCTTCCCGCAATGGTGGGCATATCTCTGGTGGCACAATGGAATTCCGTTGGGATAAAATTCTGAAAAAACTACAGGAGGCATCTGACACGCCCCTTGCAGACGACATTACTATGCACATGTTCCGACATACTTATGCCAGTGACTTATACAAATCAGGGATAGACATTAAGCAGGCTCAGTACCTCTTAGGTCATGATGACATTAAAACTACTCTTGATACCTATACTCATTTCGGTTACGCAGATGTGCAGGTGGACAAGCTTGAGGATTACTACAATGCAGTCAAAATGCAGTCAAATGAGAAAATAATACCCCTGAAACACGCATAAATACGGCATTCTGTAAGAATATATTAAATAATTCCGATTTAACAGACATATTTTACAGGCCGCCCTTTTCCCATATCTGTATATTCATCATCAGCCTCAGGGCTAAAATCACTAAGAATCGGCTTTGGAATATAATAGACTATAAAGATATAGATAAATTCTTTAAAAAGTAAGATTAGGATAAGGAGGATTATTTATGAATGCTAAAGAGTATAGTGATGGATTTCAAAATAGAGAAACATGTTGTGATTGTGATCAAAAGCGCAGAGAGCGAAAATGCGTTTGTAAATCTGAGAGAATCCAAAAAGCTTTAAAACCTAATAGATCATCCTTAAGATGCGGCACATCAACAGGAACTGTAACAATTCCTGTCGAGACCCCTGCCGGAGTTACATTTACATTAGCTACTGTAAATGTGGATACAAAATGCATGAACCACCCATGTATTCAATTAGAATTTGCAAGTAACATCATTGCTACCGCTGCAACTTTAGTTCTTAACTTCCAGATTTTTAAACAATGCGGCAATCAAATGGGACCTATTCCAGTAGGACCAATTTGGACATTTTCACCCCCTGTTGAATTTTCAGAAGGTGGTGGCTTTACTAATACCTTCTCATTCTCTGTATGTGATTGTGATACAACCTGTGATGAATGCTGTAACTATCGTGTAGTAGTTACTCCAGTTGGCGCAGCTACAATAGGTATAACCACTATTTACAATTCATCTCTTGCTGCTGTCATTGTTGATCGTGCATGTAAATAATAAGAAAATTCCCATTAATAAATAATAAAAAATGGCGAGTGAATCCGTACTATTTGGATACTCGCCTTTTACTTATGGCCCATCTGGTTTATGCGCCAGATCACCTTCTACTGCCTCACTTTCCAAACTGTGTATAACCAGAAGCTTCAGCATGTAATAATTTGCAGTTTAGTGTCGTATTTTCAGACATTAACACTCAATCCACAATTGTTTCCACAATATTGTGGATAAGTGTCGTTTTACCAGATATCGCAAACCTCTCTATTACTTTTTACAACTCAAGAAATATTGAATCATAGGCCCTACTTTTTCTTTATTCACGATTACAAAGTAATTACTCAACATATCTTCAAATTCCTGAGATGGCATATCAAATTGATCTGTTCTGCCTAAGTAATCCTCTATCATCATTGTAATTTTAAACTCAGGACTTCCAAGGTCCGGAACATCAAGGACAAACTTCCCATAAGGCTTCAAGATACGATGGGCTTCCATAATAGCTTTTTCAATAAAGTCTTTTTTAAAATATTCGAGGGAACCAATACATGATCCTATGTCAAAAAAGTTTGTATCATATGGCGTTTCATGCATACTGCCGCAATATAAAGAACCGATAGTCAAATGATGTTTTTCAACAAAACCGTTTAGTAACTGAATGGTTTTGCTGCTTATATCAACCCCATAATATGTGGATGGCCAATTATCATAGCCGCGAAACATTAAGTTCAGGCAACACCCAAGATCAATAAATTTCATATCTATAGCTGGCGATAAATAATCTATAATTTCTTGTCGGCCACTATCAGAAAGCATTCCATCCATCTGCATTTTTTGAAATAAAAGATAATTGGGATCACTTGTAATGTATTCTGGAAGTTCTTTGTACAAGTCAATGCCTCTTCGTCCTAAATTTATAGCTTTGTCATAAGATTCTGCAACTAACTTCAACTGATTTCTCACAAGATTAAGCCTCCTCTTTTATAAAATCCACATTTCTCCATTTGGCATTTCACTTAAGTTACCTTTTTCTATCGATAGAACTTCTCCTGATTTACTGACTTTCACTATATTGTCATAATATTTATAGTCTGATGTTACAGTATCATTTTCATCAATGCCTTCTTCTACCCATCGATTAAAATAAAAAACATCCCCATCTCTAATTATAAAGCTATCCCTGGCATCCATTTTTATTGTTAATTTTTCAGGATAATACACGATACACTCATGATCAACACTAATAAGCATTAATGGGTATTTAGCAAGCCTTATATTATATAAATTCAGATCTATCATATCAAAATGAGCAATTTCCGTTAAAACATTCTTATCCGGTATATATTTGATTATATAAACCTGATCTATATTAAAATCCGCCCTTATGAAATAAATAATACCTTCAATAAAAATAATATGCTCATAATAAATTCCATATTCTAATTCATATGGGGTGTAGCTATTGCCATCAGGATAAGAAAAAAAGGTAAGTTCATTTCCTTTTATCGGCTCGTTCATATCCTTTAATTCTTTTATTTCATATAGGCTAATATAATTATTAAAAGAATACAGCCAACGATCAGTACCTATCAAATCTGAATATCCATTATTATATTTCTTTTCTATAGCTTTGAATTTCAT